TTATAGTGTATTTAATATGTCCTTGTTGCGCTCACGCATGGTTTCTGTGACATGGGCGTATATATCAAGAGTGGTTGCTACATTTTTATGTCCCAGACGCTCTTGTACATATTTAACATCAGCTCCTTTGGCAAGTAAATTAGAAGCGTGTGTATGCCTGAGAGAATGGAAATCAAGCTCAGTGAAGCCAAGCTTGTGATGAATAACATTAAAACAGTGCATCATGGTTCTTGGCTGAATCCATGAGCCATCATCTCTTACAAGCACCATATGCATTGATTCGCCAGCCGGCTCATAAGTAAGTCTCTTAGAGTCATCTTCAAGTGTCTCACAGTAGATATAATTGTAATATTCATTATAGTACTGTTCACATTCCTTTTCATGTTCGTACATCCTTTTAAGTTCTGAAAGCGTTGTATCATCAAGTTCTATGGTACGAAATGAATCATATTTAGGGTTTTCCAGATACCATTTATCATCATGATTCTGTACCTGTCTGTTAATGCTTAATATTCCATTATCAAAGTCTATATCATCCCACATAAGACCAAATATCTCACCCAGACGCATGCCGCACCTATAAGCGAGAAGAAGTGGCATATGATATATATGCCCTTGTGCAAATGTTTTAAAGACAGTATCAAGCTGCTCATTAGTCCATACGACTCTTACTTTCTTTTTGGTTTTAACCTCTGCCTTTGCTCTTGGAAGCGGAAGAGAAATAGTTGCAGAAGGGTCATCATTAATAAATCTTGCAGTAGTCTTTGCGTAGGCAAATGACTTGGTAAGAATGCCCTTAACATTGCCGAGAGAGTTTCGCGACATTCCGGTATTAAAAAGATTATTTATAAGCTCCTGGAGAAGACTTGGCTCTATGTCTTTAAGATAATATGAACCAATAGCCGGCTTTATATATAAATCAATTTTCTTTTTGTAAGTTGATGCCGTATTAGCTTTAAGATTGACCTTGCAATAATTATCAATCCAGTAATCCATGTAATCAGATACAGAGATATTAGATGGAGTGAAGCTCTTGCCAGTCTGTTTATATTGTGTGTATGCGACCATACCGGCTTCATATGCCTCAGATTGGTTCTTAAATCCGCTCTTTGTAATCCACTTCCTTTTGCTATCTACAGGGGCAGATTCGAAACGATAGGCCCATAGATTGCCACGCTTATATGTAAGGACCTTAGATATTTTCTTTTTCATATTAATCATTCCTTTCTGTTTTTGGGGAAGTTGCACTGGTGCAACAGTAAAAATGGGTATAAAAATAACACCTACTTGCAAAAGCGGTGTTCGGAATGATATAATACGGCTTGTCTAGGGCGATATTATATCATAGGCACAGCTTATGTAAGTATCGTGGTAAAAGCTCTTGTGTTGGTAGCACAGGGGCTTTTATTTAGTTATATCTTATTGTGTAATCTTTTTTTTCGATAATGCTTAGCATTATATTTTCTGGATTTCCTGTAATTATGCTTAACGATGAATTGATTATTGCAATATTCTAATGTGGCAGCAGCATTACTATCAGAGAATATTGAGGAACTAGGGAATAATTCATGATATTTTTCATAATCAATATTTCCATTAGCGTCTATAATTTGTGAAACTTTGTATTTGATATTGTGATTGGTAAGTTCAATATCATCATTAAAACCAATAGCATCAGTCAGATGCTGTATATCATTAGGGTACATCATAACATGTTGAGAAAAAGAACTATTAAGAATACTTATGACATTATTAAAAGGACATTTATAATTAAATAATGACAATAGGTTAACTAGCTTAGCTATTCCATATGTATTTTGCAATCCAGAAATATCATAATTTTCCTTTTTGAGCTCTTTAATAGCTTTTTTACCAACAGATACAGTGTTTTTAGGAATAAAAGAATACATACATTTTCCGTGTGCAGCCATATTTCTATAATCTAAGAAAAAAATAAGGGATTCCATAAATAAAGATTTTATTTCTTGGCGTTCAGCTATTGATTTTGAAACGCCATAAGCTAACATAATTAGTTCTGTTTTAACATCTGGTTTTAGTATTCGTACAAAGTTAAAAAGCGTACTCATATATACTTGCTTTAATAAAATCCAAGGTGGAACATTGTTATATTCTTTTAAGTGGTAATTTACAGGAGGTTTTGGATTGTCTATTACATATTGTAATTGCTTTAATATTTCGTTTTTACTCCAATGAGGATTTTTTGACTTAGTATTAATATAATTTTTTGAATCTAAATATCTTATATGCTTAGAAGAGTAATTCTTCGCTATAACATAAGATATTAAACTTCTCATATGTTCTTCTAAATCAACAAGAGCAATCATTATCATTTGTCTAAGGGTCTTGTCAAATTTAAAAAGAGAAAAAATCTGTTCGAATGAAACGCCAGGTTTAAATTCCTCATTATGGTTATCTAGTTTTATTACATAATTTTTCTTATATCCATTAATAACTTCATAATAGTCATATGTCATAAGAATATATTTTGCAAGTTTTTCATCATTAATGATTAATTTTCGTTCTTTTAGTAGCTCTATTTGTTGATCGATTGTTAAAAATTCTTGTGGGTTTTTATTCATATGCATTCTCCTAAAATGAAAATAGAGGACTTGAGATAATTATCTCAAGTCCTCTATTCACAGCCAAACAAGTTAGCCATATCTTCTTGAGATATATTAATCTATTATGAATTAAAAGTCAATAAATTTACTGACTCTGAATGTATAATTTCTAATACATTTTTTACACATTCATTTCAGGTACATTTTCAATTAATTGTAATAACTGTTCTTTTTCACTCATATTAATACCTCCATATATTATTGTCTCATTTTCAAACTTTCTCTATACTATTCTGTATCTGGGATATCACATTCTTAATCCCCAGTTACTAGCAGACAATCTATTATATTGATATTGTGTTAATCTTATCGGAAGAGAGTTATATGCTTGGATTATTTGCTGATAATTAAAGCATGGACACAAACAATAAACAGAAGCATATGAGTCAATCCTCTTTTTTAGTTCCATTTGATTCAAAATATAATTATTTCCTACTCTTCGGTAGAATGACCACCAAGGATTATTGGCTGCACTTACTTGTAATCTATGACAACCGAAAGGGTTTTCGGTCATATAACTAGCACCATAACAAAAATGTGGGTCACCACTTCTGCATTTATCACCATAACAATAATTCAACTTACCTATTATCTTTCTGTCAATGACTTTCCCGTTTATTATAGTAAAACTGGATTTCCATGTGCTAACCAATTCATATAAGCTTATAAAAGCGAGATATTCTTGTGGAGCACTCGAGTATATAGCCTGATGAAGAATGATTCCATTATCCGTTTGAGTATGATATTGCGGAGCCTGCTTGGCAAGAGTGACAGCTTTCATGTAATTTTCCGAAGAGGATTTTCCAAAGCAGATTGATATATACCAATCTGGGAAAACTATGTGAGCATCTTTTGTTTGCGGTGCATCCAAATTATTTGATATTGATGAAGAGCAGTCTGTTTTATCAGAATATGAAGGCGAATATTCTGTAGGCTCATTAATGGGTTGCTGTGATATTGTTGAATAATTCAAGTTGGCAACAAAATTTTTAATATCTTTTTGGACAGAAGGTATATTATATTGCATAACTAATGTATTATATATCTTTAATAGGTTGTTATCAGAAGAAGAAAAAACTATAAAAGAATTATCAATAAATTCTATAACGATGTATTTTAAAGAGAGAAATACATTATTTATTTCATGAGTAGAATAAATATATTTGTTTCCACCAAAGAAATCTATAAACAATTTATCTTCAAACATTCCAACATTACAAGTTAATTGGCGTTCATACTGAAGACCATTTATGTATGAGAGCGTAATATAAAATTTATTGTTAGTTAAAAATTTTGCAGCCTTTTTTAAAGATTTTAGCTTTTTCTTATCTATAAGCATATAAAGCATTCTCCCCCTTTAATGTTTAATTTATGTTGTGTGCATATATTTCAATCATATCAACATCTTTGCACTGTCTGTCATAATCTCCATTTTCAATGTGTGTTAATTCATGATGATATGATTTAAGATGTTGTTCTCGGTTTAGCCGAGAATTAAGCACGATTGTAAAAGAATCATCATTATTATTAACAGTGTATGCTTTTATTGTAGGAGGCATATCTGCGTAAATAACATTAGTAGTAATATTAATCATCCCCTTTATTTGACATTCTATCTATCATCTGCTTAACAAAGTCGATATCTTCTTTCTTAACCTTGCGAGAAGCGTCAAAGAGAACTTTGTATTCAGGATTCTCATACATAAACTGAGCCATATCTCTGGCATCATCATCAAGGTAGTAGGTATCTTCATTCCTGTTATCTTCGATTAGATCTCCGACATTTACATGTAAGTAGTTTGCTATATCTATAATAACATCAACCTTGGGGACTCTTAATCCAGCACACCAATTTGATACTGTGGATTTGTCAAAACCAAGGTCATTAACTAAATCAGATTGTGTTTTGTTATTCATCATTAAATAGTATTTAAGCATTTCTGCAAATTTATTGGTTCCCATTTAGTTCAGCTCCTTTCTATAGCATTATTATAACAAAAAGAAAACTTAAAGCAAGCAAAAAGCAAAAAAAGTTTTCAAAATGTATTGACAGTTTTCAAAAAGGGGAGTAGTATAATCGTGAAAGGAGGATATGAATGTTGGAAAAAGTAGCAGAACCAATTAAAATATCACTGGCAGCAGCTAGAGTAAATGCACGAAAGACGCAGGCCCAGCTTGCAGAAGAAATGGAAATATCAAGAATGACACTGGCAAATCTGGAAAATGGAAAAACACAAATTAGCAAGGCACAATTACATCTTTTTTGTGAGTTATGTAATATACCAGTTGCTAATATTTTTTTGCCTTACAAGTTTTCGGAATGAAAACATTTATCTATTCGAGGAGGTGAGAGAAGAGTGAATAGCCTGAAAATTAATTTCGATAAAGAAGAACTTGAAATTGATGGAACAAAAATTACAAAGCCATTTATTGTAAGCGTTCCACATGATGATGGCTATCAAAGAACAAAGGTATTTAATCATAAGAATGGATGGAAAGCAGGAGAAAAACTTCCCTGTATTTCAATAACAAGAACTTAATACAGGGAAGAATAAGATATTCATAGAAGAATTTTATAGCTTTTAACTCATTGTTTTCAAGAACATAGTCATCCATATAAATTTTTAAATACTGTCCATCCGGTGAAACGAGCGTGTCTCCAACTGATACTGTGCCAAGATATGAAGAGGGGACTAAAACAAAAGCTCGTCCTTGTTCAGTAATGGGAAGACCTTCACAAGTTCCAATTTCAGTAAAGTCGTTGATGATGGTGTATGTAATTGGCATAAATAAACTCCCTTCTTAGAAACTAGGTGCTGCAACACCAGTAATTAAAGTATAGGAGTAAAAGAACATTTGCACAAGTAATTATCTATTGAGGAGGTGAGAGAGTAATTAAGCATAAAACCCACAAATATATAATTCGCAGTTATGAACCATTTATGGAAGAGAGAACAAAGACATTTATTCAGGCGTTATCAGCTATAAAGAAAATGAAAGTATCAGGTATTAAGCATTATGAAGTTATAAGGATACCATTCAGAGAGAGGCATCCTAACTTCCCAATATATTTTTCAATAGCTGTGCTAGTAATGGTAATGCTTTAAATACCAAGAAAGGAGCAGACAATGATCATAAGAACTGAATATGCCAATTTTGGCAAACCGGAAGATTTACTCCGGTATATGCAGGAAGAAAACATTGAGACTGTAACAGTAGAGTCGGAATACTGGGAAGCCAAGCTTGCTCCTATGAAGATGACACAGAAAGATGTAGAAGACTGGGTGAAGATGAAGGAGGAGTAAATGAATTATACGGCAATAGCTATAACAGCAATTATCTGCATAACAATATTGGTGTTATGCCATGAACCTAAGAGGAAATAGATTAAGGAAAGGAGCAAGTTATGAAGATAGCAACAATAAAGAGAGAGCCGGAGGATATGGTGTATACAGTGGAGGAAGTGGCAACAATCATGCGAGCTTCTAAACAGTATGTTTATACACTTATCAACGCAAATCAGATAAGGGTGCTTAAAATCCCTCATACAAGAATAAGAAAGTCAGAGCTTGAAAGATTCTTCAGGGATAATGAGGGAAAGGATTTAACGAATCCGAATGAACCAAAGAATATTGTAATTTAGGAAAGGAAAATAATATGCGACGAGTAGGTTTGATAATTTCGTACAACAAGAGAATTAATGAGAATCTTAGGAATGGTAACACGGAGCTGGCTGCTAAATGGTACACAAGGTTGAGATTGTTGGAGATATTCAGCTTTGTGCCGGAAGGAGCTTACAGGCTTCCAACCATATAAAAAGAGCCGCTGGACCGGCGGCTCTAGTACTTAGAACATTAAATGCTCTGCAAATATAACAATATTATTGTATCAGAAATGTTCAAGTACATCAAGAAAAATTAATAAAATGGTCTTTTTTCTTGGGCTTGTAATGAATATTAACAAGTCTGCGAAAAAGATTATTAAAAGGGGTGTACATGAAAAGAAGAGGTACAAGGTACATTCCCTATGACTATGAAGCGGCAATTGATAAATCTGTAGAAGATATGAATGAGGTCTTCATGGAGTACATGCTGAAGACCAAATACAGGTGTGTCTACACATGTAAGGAGATCCGGGCAGGTAATCAGCTTGAGATAGAAATATATCCAGAGTTCACCAGGAAAGAGGACATTCCGGAAGAAGGAAGGATTAAGGATAAAGAAACTCAAAGAAACCTGAACAATAAGAATGCCATTAAATATTGTGGAAGACTGATTATAGAGAATTTCACAAATGATGATATATGGATGACGCTTACATATGCAGAAGGGAATGAGCCAGCTTGCTGGGATGAGGCTGTAAAAAATATGACTAATTACATCCGGCGGATTAATTACAGACGCAAGAAGTTAGGTCTGCCTAAAGCCAAGTACATATATGTTACAGAACATGATCCTGATGCAAAGATACGCTGGCATCATCACGTCATTATGGATGGGCTTCTTGAAAGAGATGTATGTGAGAAGTTGTGGAAGCTGGGAGAGCGTTCCCAGTCAAAGCGACTTGAGGAAGATGCTTATGGTCTTGTAGGAATGGCAAAGTACATAACAAAGGACAAGCACCGACAGAAAAATGAGAAGCGGTGGAACTGCTCTACAGGACTTAGACAGTTCAGAGTTCGTAAGGTCCGTTCTAAGAGAAAAGGCGGAAATGGGCGGTATGTTCCTGTAAGCAAATATATAGACACATTTGTAAGAGATAAGGCTGCAAGGGAAGCAGAAATACAAGCCTGGCATCCAGAATATTCTCTTCTGGAATCACAGGTTTATTACAATGGAGTTAATGGAATGTTTTATATAACAGCGAGACTCCGGGATTGGAGAAAGAGAGATGCAAAAGGTAGATGTATACATCCAAACGACAGCTAAAGGACCAGCGGTCCGTAAGCATGCCGCATACATGTATGTATTAAAGATTGTCGTCAATGGCAAGGAGTTTATCCGCAACGGCAAAAGTGTACTGGAGAATGTAACAGAGAATCAGATAGCATTGCAGGCAATAATACATGCTCTTATGCGTTTCCACGAAAACTGCGAAATCCGCATAAATACAGAATGTGAGCATGTGTTAAACAGCTGTCGTAATGCTTGGCCACAACAGTGGGAGAAGGCTGGCTGGATAAAGAAGACAGGCAAACCGGTAAAGAACGCAGACCTGTGGCAGCAGTACCTTAATGTAAGCCGCGGACATGTAATAAGCTGGTCGGACGAGAAACATGAATTTAGTAAGTGGATGAATTATGAGCTTGGGAAGATGGAGGCAGAATGGATGAAGTAAAGATAAAAAAGGAGCTGGAGCGTCTTAAGTGGCTAAGGAAAGCAGCATATATGATGCCACCATGTAAAACGGCAGACGAAACAAGCATTAAGGTTACTAACCTTACCCTTCTTGGAGGGCAGATTGCAAAACTAGAGCGGGAATTGTATGTATGCCAGCATCCAGAAGTAGACAATTAAGAAGCAAGAGTGGTGCAAAGCCGCATAAATACAGAATCGGAGCAGCATTTTACTCCAAATATATCTACACGGTACTTATTCACACACAGATTAAGAATATATCACAGTTTTTTATTATCTGGCATGGTTAGTCCTCCCGGTCATGCCGGGAGGAGAAAGGAGAAATGATGGAAAGTATAATGCAGGACATTAAAGAATGCTTCCTGTGCAGAGAAGAAATGATCGAAAACAATAATTTCAAAAGACTTCCGTCCAGTGACTTGGAGTGCCATCACATCATGCATGGTACGGCCAATAGGAAGATATCGGAGCATTACGGGCTTAAGGTGTGGTTGTGTCCGGAACATCACAGGACGGGCAAAGAGGCGGTACATAAATGCAGGGAAACAGACCTGAAGCTTATAAGAGCAGGTCAGAAGAGATTTGAGCAGATATTCAGCCACGAGGAATGGATGAATCTATTTATGAAAAATTATTTGTAGGAGGATATATGACACAGGAAACATTGTTACAGATAGGCAAGCTGGGGCTTGCAATTGAAGATGGTGCAAATATGGTACTGGATATGTACCGCGTTAAGGAAGAGCTTACCGGAGCAGATTTGTTTAAGGGAGAGCCGAGTGAAGACAGAAGCCATTACGCAGGATATACAGAGTTGTACAAGCTCCCAGGTATGAAAGATATAGCTGATGATGCGGCTGAATATATTAAGAGTCGCTTAGGTGAGGTTATCGAGGAACACTGTAAGTCTTTAGAAGCCTGTATTTCTGCATTGGGTAATACTGTAACAGCAAAAGCAGATAAGCCGGACAGAAAGGCGAAGACACCCAGCTAAGAAACAGAATGACAAGAATGGATTCTATTGTGCAAAATGCGGCAGTTATATTTCTACACTTACGATAGATAGGACTACGTGGGGATATAAGAAAGGCAGTAAGTATTACTGTTCGTATAAATGCATGCGAGAATCATGCAAATAAGGAGGAATAATTATGTTTGATACATTTGGAGAATTTGATAGTGCTGAAGAAATAAATAAGGCGGCAGCAGGACAGCTTGCACAGGGAGATACACAGGCTATAAGGGATATAGCAAGAGAGAATGGTCTTGATCCGGCTGATGCAGAGGACTATATAGACGGAGAAGTATCAGAGTTGTGCAATCCACTCATGGCGGCACTTGGAAAAATAAAGGTTGAAGAGGAGGAGCTTAAGCCGGTTGAGATAGTACAGGATTGGATAAATTATATAAAAGCACAGGTTACAGAGCATCCTGATATGGCTGTAGCGGTACGAAAGAAAGGAAAGACGGTGAAAGGCTGCATAGCAGAGCTACTTAAGTGGAGCTACAAAAACTGCTATGTGGTAGATAAGGATATTGTAAAGGCAGCAGGTATAGGCAACGCAAATGTGAAGATGGGAATACCAGGAATAGGACATGCTTACGAGATAATAAAGGCTTATTACCTTGGGGGAAAACAATGAGAAGAAAACAGATTATAGACTACGAAGGAGAAAAGCCCACAGGAAGACATAAGCTTACTCTTATAGCAGACATTATAAAGCTTGATGATGATTACCTGGTTGTAGACCTTTATAGTAAAAAAGAACTGATATATCGAGAAGCGTATTGTAGTACAGGCAGGTTCAATTATGACTACAGGGAAAATAAAGCCGACACAAAAAGCTATTGGAACAATCCAAATAGAACAACGATACATGAAGCGTATGTGACAGAAAAGGCATCAGGAGCAATAAAAAAATATGCAAAACAGATGAGTGTTAAATGTTATAACGATAAACCAACAGACATATTAGAAAGTATTGAATATAAAATAGACGGATTACAGGATGTAAGAAAAAAGAACCGTGCCAATGAGGAAAGAGATAAATTATTTGAATTACTCCCAGAAGAGCCTAGAATTCTTCAAATGCGTATAGAAAGCAAAGTGAATCAGGGGAATATTATATATTACAAAAGACATGGAATATATGCTGATTATCATTGTTGCCAGTGCGGAGAAGATTATATGCTAAGAACAGAACCATACGAAGGAATTGAACCGATACTGACATATCCCAAGCCGGAAAGATTAAAAGCTTTTGAATGTCCTAAATGTGGAGACAGTGCATTGCTTTATCCAATGGGGCATGCCAAGTGTACATACCAGAATTTTACGACATTTTTATATCAAGTGGCAGCAGACGGAACCCTGATTACAAGAATGTATGATGTGTTTGTAACAAGAACACCAGAAGGGGCAAGGAACATCGGAACAACAGAGTATGAGCGTGTATTTATGCGTCCCGGATATTGTAGAGAATATTATAGATACAATTCAGAAGACAAATGGCGTAAAGACAGAAATGCGGCATTTAGCAATGTAATAGATCTTATTGAGGTCAACTATGACTGCATAAAGGACAGCCAGATGAAGTATCTTCCACAAGATATGTATAAAACAATATACAGTACACCAGAAAGAATAGAACGAAAGTATCTGGCCCGGTATGAGACTGTGGAAAGCTTCGCGAGATGTCCACAACTGGAGACATTATTTAAAAATGATTTTAGAAATATATGTAAGAGAATTATATTGCAGAGAGGCAGCACAAACAAGGTCAATAAGCATGTAAAGGAACTGCATGAGATATTAAGAATGACTAGGACACAATTAAAGTACTTAAAAGAAAGTGGGAAAACGGAAACTATTGGATTGCAAGAACTTGAAACGTTCAAACAGATTGCTGATAAATACAAAATAAAAGAGCAGGATTATGACATGTTATTTGAACTGTATATGAGTTCTAACCAGACAGCATTAGAGTATTTATTAAGATTTCAGAGTGTTACAAAATTATGGAATATAGCACATAAGTATTTAGAAGATGACCATTTTGAAAATCTCAGGCAGGTACTTACAGAATATAAAGATTATCTTCGAGAACGTGAAGAAAATGGAGATGACTTAAGTAATACTGTTTATCTTAAGCCAAGAAATCTGTATGAAACATATACACGAATACGTCTGGAAGCCGAGCAGAGAAAAAATGAGAAGTATATCACTGAGATGCAGCAGAAATATCCGAATATAAAGAGCAGATCAATGAAAATACCTAAGAAATATACATTTAAGCATGAAGGATTAGTAATAAGGCCAGCCATAGATGCTAAAGAAATAGTATTAGAAGGGAGAATGCTTCACCACTGTGTCGGGAGTGATAACCAGCACTATCTGAAGGATTTTAATGCAGGGAAAGGCTGGATAATGGTAATCCGGGATATAAAGGAACCTGATACTCCATATATTACAGTAGAGTTAAAGAATGACAAGATAATGCAGTGGTATGGAGAACATGATACTAAGCCGGATAAGGAGATTATAGAGGAATTTTTAAAAGAATATAAAAAACACATAGCTAAGAAAGAGAGGAAAACAGCATGAATGAAGTGCTATACACAAAAACATTTAGTGAGTGGCAGCAGGAATTAGATACAGAGCTTGTAAGGAGTGCAGAAAGCTTTGTGAAGATAGGATATCTTCTTAAGGTTGCCAGAGATACAGACATACTTGCAAATACTGGATATGCGAATGTTGTGGAATTTGCGAAAGCCCGCTATGGTCTTGATAAGACGCAGGTATCAAGGTTTATACATATTAACGACAGATTCAGCGAGGGTGGAAATAGTGCAGAACTGCAGGACAGATATAAAGGTATGGGATATGCAAAACTGACAATCATGCTGCAGCTTCCTGATGAAATTAATGAAGAGATAAGCACAGATTTCTCCAAGTCTGAGATAGAAGATATCAAAAAAGAAATTGATGAGGAAAATAAGATATCTGATATCGAAGTATGGATGGAAGGTACACAGGAAGAGGCGGAAAAATATAACGAGCTTGGACAGGTTATGTATCGGCTTTTGCATGATATGCCTGAACTGTTTACCAAGATCACACAGTCTTCTATAGAAACAGAAGAACTGATGAATATATTAGCCCCATCAGGAGAGATGATATATTCGGTACGTATTCCGGGAACTGGTCGACTAATGTTAAGTATTAAGGTTAATACCGGAAGAATAACGATAACTAATGTGCGAAGCATGGAAAAGACAGAGTGGAACATAGAGGACCTTGCAGATTTTGTGGTAGACATACTTAGCAGAGCTGATACAGAAGATCCGGTTAAGGCGTGGACGAACATCTATGAAGAGGAATATCCGAAAAAAGCAGAAGTTGCACCGGTGCAACAGGAAAAGCCAGTGCAGAGGAAAGAAAAGAAGGTGCAGAAAGCCAAGATTGAGAAACCTAAGCCACAGCCGGTAGAAGAGAATGCGGAAGAGGAGCAGATACCAGGGCAGGACAGCGTGCTTAACCATCCGGAGTATTTACCGGAAAACACAGAAAAACCGAATTTTGAAAAAGATATGTCGAAAATGGTGGAAGAAACACATGATTTTAAAGAAGCACCTGAAGAGAAAGAAAAAACAGAGCCAGAAATGCCAACAAATGCGATAAATACAGAATGTGAGGACGAAGTAGACGCACTTGGAAACTATATGAATTGCTGGGAAGCAATATGTGATGCACACCGCAAAATTGCCCTGTTTATCGAGGATTACAGCACATCTGATATAACACCAGATAATATGCGAATAGAAGCAGCACGCATAAATGCGGTTACATTGGCAAAAGAACTGGAGCACCTAAAAGCTCTGTAGACCGCATAAATACAGAATATGGAGGTTAATATGACGACGGGAATAATATGTTTTATAGCCGGCTTTATAACGGCATGGGTAATATCAGCATTATGTAATGCAGGAAGGGGAAACTGGGATGAATAGAGATTGTATTATGATTAATCTGGAGCAGAAAGATTGTAAGGGACTTATTGAGTTATATTGTGCCAAGGAGGACAAGCCGTGTCCGTTCTATAAGCCGGCGGATAAATACAACAGAGATGGTAGCAGGAAAGGAGAAAGATAAGTGGAGAGTTTTATGAAAAAAATTTTAGTAGTCATGTTATGCCTAATATTATGTGTTGGAATGGCAGGGTGTACTAATACAGACACCGGCAGTAAAGACTATGATAGACATTCAAAATTGATTCAAATTGAGGGCGAGAATGATTTGTATTATTACTCTACAACTCATATTGTTTACATAACTTTTAATGAATGCGCAGGGTATTCTGGCTATGGATATATGGCGCCGTATTATTCAGAAAGCGGTAAATTATGTATTTATGACACTAAAAATAAAGCTATTATTGAAATAGGAGAATAGATAATGCGGAAAACTATTCCTAAAAAAATCAGAAAAATTGTGTATCAAAAATACAATGGCCATTGTGCATATTGTGGTTGCGAGATACCGGAAAAAGGATTTAATGTAGACCATCTGCATTGCTTAAGAAATTATGAGTATACCGAAGAATTCACGGGTATAGATGTACATGATATAAGCAATATGATGCCAGCCTGCGGCTCCTGCAATCGATACAAGGCAACGATGGATTTAGAGACATTTAGGGAACAACTACAAAAAATACCAGACAGGCTAAAAAGGGATGTGTGTACTTACAATATCGCTATGAGGTTTGGTATGGTTCAGGAAAAACGAGAGCAAATAAAATTTTACTTTGAAAAAGTGAATGAAACAGGAACGGCAGAAGTCACGAGCAAGGATTTTAAGTCTGAATACATAATTTTAAAAAATAAAATTAAGACGAAACAGTGCAGTATAGAATATGCACAAGGATATTTGTACTGTCTGATAAATATGCTTGCGATTGATGATGGTCTTTATGATGAATATTCAAGGGAAATAGATGATATAGGAAATGAGGTAATTATATGTGGAAAATAACAAAGAAAGATGGCAGCACAGTAGAAATAGAAAGAGATAACAGTCTTGTAATATACATAAATGAGCTTAATAACGAGGCAGATCTTGGTGAGATACTTAAGATTAAGAGGTGTAAGAGTGAGCAGAAGACGACATAAACACTTATGCGAGTATACCTTTTGTGAGCAGTGTTCTAAGAGTGTGGCAGCAGACGGAATATATACATGTAACAATAAGACGGTTATAGAGAACTACATGCCAACATCAGATTACTTCTGGTGTGATGGAGAGATGTTCATTAGGAGGGAACATGAGACTAATTGATGCAGATGAATTATTGTTAAAATTTAATAAAGTCTATGATGAAGCAGATGCAAAGTATCACGAATCAGATTTTGATAGCTTCTGGGGTGGCGGTTGTTCAATGATACAAGAAGTCATAAGAGAAACTGCAGAACAGCCAACAGCCTATGATGTTAATAAGGTTGTGAAACAATTAAAAGAAAGAAGCAAAGAGTTTAATTCTGGTTTGAGGTTGCATGGAAAACCGGAAAATATGCGTACTGATGAAGCAATTGAGATAGTAAAGGCAGGTGTAAAAGAAAATGGATAAAGTTCCTGCAGGTGCTTATACATATTCGGATTCATATTTAAAGCAATTGAGGAAAGCTGAATTAATTGAATATTACAGAAGAGTGGAAGGAAATTGGTTCAATGCCATTGAAACAAATAATATCCAGTATGATAATTGTAAGAAATTACTCAAGAATGAAAGAGATAAGACTATAAATGATTCAAAAGGAGCTGTAGCAAAGGCGATATGTATAGGCTGCGGATATCTCAAAGGTACAGAATGTACATATACTGGCCAGAATTGTGGAACTAGCAAACCAATGTTAGAAGTAGCCATGAAAGCATTAGATGAATTAAAGGTAGGTGATGAATAACTTGAAAAACAATAATATAAAAGCATTAGGAAGGAGAATGACAATGAACAATAATAAATGGCCTAAATGGTGTGGAGAAGATACTAGATGTGATGAAGTAGGAGAAGAAGGCTGTTGTTATCTTAATGATGATGGAGAATGTATAAAGACGGTTAAACAGGCAGGTGATGAAAGAATTGAAAAATAACAATATAAAAGACCTTCTTAAGCAGTACAATGATCTGGTTAAGGAGAAACAGGAAATACAGGCCGCGATTGATAAGATACAAAGAGAACTTGATAAAATGGAAGCTGAAGGGTATACGGAAAAGGACAGCGTTACCGGTGGAGATGGAGGTAAGCAGCATTTTGTTGTAGAAGGCTTCCCTTATCCGGCATATTCACGGAAGAGAACACTTCTTTTAGTGCGACAGCGGCAGCAGATAGATGTTAAAGAGAAGATAGATACACAGATAAACCTCATAGAAAAGTGTGTAAATGAAATTGACAACAGTAGAATGAGGCGGCTTATAACATTAAGATACATAGAAGGCTTATCCTGGGTGCAGGTAGCAAGAAAGATGGGAAAACACCACACAGCGGATGGCTGTAGAATGGCAGTAGAAAGATTTTTAGCAAAAATTTAAAGTTTGTTCGCTCTGTTCGTTTTGTCTGTGTTAATATCTAAACTGGACAAGCAAGATGGATGAGGTAAAGCATAATTTCTTCTTAATTAAATACCCCTGATGAGGCACTGGCTTAATGCTGGTGCCTTTTTTGTTGATTTTTGACATATATTGATATAATATTAAATAAATAAATTTATAGGGGGATATTATGGAACAAATTAATGAAAATTTCATTAAGGAATTATTGAATTATCAATTACCATATGTTAATGGGAATGTAAATTTTTGGATGGTGAGAACCAAAAAAGGATATTTTTATGATGAATATATAAATGATAGTTATGTGGCATTAGGGTGGAATATAATAGATTTAAGTACAGATATTGGTTCAATAGAAAAAGAGCAACTGGAAGTGCTTAAAGAAAATATTAAAAATATATATGGAGATAAAAGACCTGGTCAAGCAATTAGCAAATGTAAAAAATTTATGTATGAATTAAAGATAGGAGATATCATTATGATTCCAGGAATTCATGATGATAAAATAGCATTTGCGGAAGTAGGAGAATACTATGAAAGGGAGGATTTAAATGAAGAAAATGAAATTGAAGTAACGACCCAAATAGATATGGAAAATATACCAGTATATAGTGTTGAATGTCCATATAAAAAAAGACGAAAGATTAAAGTTATTAAAGTGATAAATTATAAAGATTTACATGTTAAATTATTGAAGGTATTGTCATCATATCAAGGGATATGTAATTTGAATGAATACGGAAAGTATATATTAGATATGATATATCCAATATATTATTGGCGTGAGGCATATTCGTTTCAAATGCATATAAACACAAGTAAACCAATAGATTTAACTTCTATAACAAAGGTTATGCAATGTGTAGATTGTTATATGAAAAAGGTTGTTGGAGATAACGAACTTTCTATTATGCTTAATCTTAATTCTAAAGGTGTAATTTCATTTACATCAGGCAAAAGAAATTTAGATAAGACATATAATGCAAAAAAAGATGAGGAAAAATATAGAAATAAAGGGAAATTATCAAAAACAATAATAGGTATTGTAGGTTTATACATAGTAATTAGTGGTGGAGAAATAGGAGATATAAAAATTCCCAATCCTATAGATATATATAAACAGATAAAGACAGTTGAAATTGAAGTTGAGGAGGAAAAACTGAATTTAGAAGAACAAAAAGTGGATTTACAAAATAAAGAACTTGAAAATTATAATAACAAACTAAAAGTTTATAAAGAAATGAAAGAAAGTGGAATATTGGATGATGATATTCAAGATTGTTTGGAAGAATTACAAAAGTATGGTGCTAATTTATTGATGGGTAATGATGAAAATTAATCATATAAGGAGAATTCCGGATGCTTATTTATGGAATTGTTATATTTATACTATTGTTTACAGTTATAAGATCATTAGTTGTACAATCCGTATGTAAATTGTGTAATGTTGAAAAAATATTTAAAACGAAAAAATGTTCAATTTGTGTTAATGTTTTTACTGATTTTGTCACTATAATTCTTTCATTGCTCAGCTATATGTTTTTAGTAAAGATAGGTCTTTGATTTTATAATTGTAGGATAATGAAAAAGACTGTGTTTTAACAATTTATTGGTTAAAATACAGTCTTTTATTAATTTTAAAAAAGCTGAAAGGAGCTGAGTGCATGACATTAACGAATAAACAGAAGCGGTTCTGCGAAGAATATCTTATAGACCTTAATGCCACACAGGCAGCTATCAGGGCAGGATATTCACCAAATACAGCAGAACAGACAGCATCAAGATTGTTAAGGAATGTTAAGGTTCAGGAATATATAGCGAAAAGACAAAAAGAGCTATCAAGGAGTACAGAGGTAACTCAGGAAAGAGTTATCAGGGAACTTGCTTTGATAGCTTTTTCTAATACAGCAGATTATGCACATGTAGTCGAGAAGAAGATGAAAGCAGAAGTAGGTGGCATACTTGTAGACATACTGAATGAAGATGGAAAACCTGCTACATATAGGACTGTAGAGCCAGTGTTGACAGAAGAGCTTACAGAAGAGCAGAAGCGTGCATTAGCTGTTATAAAAAAAGGGCGAGATGGATTAGAGGTCAAGCCGTGTGATAAGGTGAGGGCGTTGGAACTTCTTGGCAAACATCTTGGCATGTTTACAGACAAGATAGAAGCTAATGTTAATGATTCTGTAAAGAATGAGCTTGCAGAGCTTCTTGCTCAGCGCAAGGCAAGGGGTGAGCCTGATGCTTTTAAGTGATAAGTATTGGGATTACATAGATACACCAGCCAGAGCAGAATTCCTTGAAGGCTCTACTGCATCAGGTAAAACAACAACGGTTGCTGTGAAGTTTATCATGAATGTTGCGGAATCAGATATGAAGCTGCATGTTATAGCCGGTAATACAACAGGTGTTATTGAGAAGAATATCATCAATGCAGATATGGGATTGCTTCAGATATTCCCTAATTTGGAATACTGTGGAAACGGTGATAAAGAGAATAAACTTCCACATATTAAATTCAAAACTGGCAGTAGTACCAAGATAATATATATTCTCGGTTACGATAATGCCAGCAAGTGGAAGAATGCCTTAGGTTCACAGTTTGGCTGTGTGTGGGTGGATGAGTGCAACACAGCTAACATAGACTTCATACGAGAGATATTCGGACGTTCTGAATACTTTGTAGGTACACTTAATCCGGATGCGCCTACGCTGCCAATATATTCAGAGTACATCAATCACGCAAGACCAATTGATAAGTACAAGGCAGATGTGCCGGAAGAGATATGGAAGGACCTTAATGGCTGTGAGCCTATTAAAGACTGGGTATATTGGTTCTTCACATTTGAAGATAATATATCCATGACACCAGAGAAGATAGAACAGAAAAAATTGAGCTATCCTCCTGGTACTAAGATATATAAAAACAAAATATTGGGATTAAGAGGCAAGGCTACAGGTCTTGTCTTTTCTAATTTCTGCAAGAGACATGTTATTACGAAGGAACAGGCTAAGGCATTTATTAAGCGAGAATATGACGATAAGCAGACAGAATGGTTTGTAATATATACAAGCGGTCTTGATACGGCATATTCAACTAAGAGTCCTGATACTATTGCAATGTCCTATATGGGAATAACAAACAAAGGAAAGCTAATTATACTGGCAGAAAGGGTATATAACAATGCGGCTCTTGATATCCCCATAGCACCGTCTGATACAGTAAGAAATTACATAGACTTCTTGGAACGCAACAGAAAAGAATGGGGCGGCATGGCAAAGAACACGTTTGTTGACAACGCGGATCAGGCGACAATAACAGAATTTGCCAAGTATAAGAGAGAACATCATGAATGCCTGTATATATTCAATAATGCATATAAGAAAGTAACAATAATAGACAGAATTAACCTGCAGCTTGGTTGGATGTCCTTTAACGACGAAAAGGGCAAAGAGCCAAGCTATTATGTTGTAGATACATGCACGAACTACACAGGGGAACTGCAGGTATACAGTTGGCTGGAAGATAAAGACTGTGAGCCGGAAGATGGAAATGACCACATGGTAAACAGTACGCAATATGGCTGGATACCATACAGGGACAAAGTTGGAGTAGAGAACAGATAGGAGAGTGAGAGAGGTGAGCATATTTAATACTATGGCTGATAAGATAAGAGATGGAATAAGGACATGGTTGCGTGTGCAGCCGGCACAGAGAGGAATAATTAATATACAGGAAATCTTCGACTTTGAAGGTAATGCCATTAAGAATCAGATATGGTACAGAGGTGTAAGTGAGGAGCTGTCACAGCTGTATGATCAGATTGATGGAGATAAGACAAGATTCTGGGCTGCAAAATGTTCTCCTGGATTAGCAATAAGAAAGATACATGTAGGATTACCGGCAATGCTGGTTGATATGCTTGCGAGTATTGTTGTTGCAGATATGAACGAGATAGATGTTGGCAGCAGGCAGTCAGACTGGGATAAGATAGCAGAAGAAAACGATTTTGCAGAAATTGTAAAGCAGGCAATAACAGACACTCTTATTGTTGGAGATGGCGCATTTAAATTATCTATAGATACAAACCTAAGCCAGTATCCAATAATAGAGTTTTATCCCGGCGACAGGGTAGAGATAATAAGAGAACGCGGCAGAGTGAAAGAGGTTGTGTTTAAGACAGTATACACACTTAAGAATCAGGAATACATTCTGCTTGAAACATATGGCAAAGGCTATATCACATATATGCTCACAAGAGATAATAAAGAATGTGATATCAGCACTGTGCCGGAGCTTGCAGGTTTAAGACCAGTAACATGGGAAGATAAAAGCTTTATGATGGCCATACCGCTTATGTTCTATAAATCAGCGAAGTTTAAAGGTAGAGGTAAAAGTATCTATGACAGTAAGATAGATGAATTTGATGCGCTGGATGAAGCATGGAGCCAGTGGATGGACGCTTTAAGACATAACCGTACAAAGGAATATATACCAGAGAATTTACTTCCTCGAAATCCAAGTGATGGAGCTGTTATGCTGCCAAATTCATTTGATAACGCTTATATACAGTATTCGTCTCCTATGGCAGAAGGCGCAAATTATAAGATTGAAAGAGAACAGAGTGAAATACCACATGAAGGGTATCTTGCTACATATATCACGGCATTGGACCTTTGCTTACAGGGAATCATGAGCCCTTCTACATTAGGAATAGATGTAAAGAAGCTTGATAATGCAGAAGCACAGAGGGAGAAGGAAAAAGCAACGCTGTACAGTAGGAATAATATTGTCAATCAGCTCCAGAAGGTTCTTCCGAAGCTTGTAAAAATGACATTGCAGGCGATAGATACACTTAATAATTCAACAACACAGGACATTGATGTTGATGTGACATTTGGTGAATATGCGAATCCTAGCTTTGAGAGCCAGGTTGAGACAGTGAGCAAAGCCAAGCAGGGAGGCATTATGAGTGTAGAAGCGTCCATTGATGAGCTGTATGGAGACACTAAGGATGATGACTGGAAACAGGAAGAAGTTGCAAGGCTTAAGGCAGAACAGGGAATTGAACAGATGACAGAACCGGAACTTAATACAGAATTAGATGGATTTGAAGTGGAAAGCTTTTAATGAGGTAGCCTATGTTAAATACGGACTATGATATAGAGAAAGCATTTAAAGCCATAGAAGATGAGCTGATAGCTTCAATGATGAGAAATCTCGAAGGACATAGGGCAGAAGAAATAGAAGAAGGATATAATTGGACGCAGTGGCAGGTAGAACAGCTTAAGGCGCTTGAGAAATATAAAGCACAGAACAAGAAAATGTTTTCGTCGAAGTTCAGTGATATCAATGATTCTATAGATGCAATGATATTTGCAGCCAGACAGGAAGGCGGAACAGAACAGGAGCAGAAAATATTAAGAGCATTAAAGAAAGGGGTGAAAGCATCTAAGGTGTCGCAAGGCGCTGAGGGTGCTTTTTTCAGACTCAATACAAGAAAACTTAATGCCCTGATTAAAGCAACGAAGTCAGATTTTAGCAGGGCAGAAAAAGCAATGCTTAGAATGTCGGAGGATAAATACCGACAGATAATATTTAACGCTCAGGTCTATGCGAATACGGGTGCAGGAACATATGAGAAGGCAGTTGATATGGCTACAAAGGATTTCCTTAAAGCAGGTATCAACTGTATTGAATATGCAAATGGCGCAAGGCATACTATGAAAGATTATGCTAAGATGGCGATTCAGACAGCTAATAAGCGTGCCTATTTGACCGGAGAGGGCGAAATGAGACAATCATGGGGAATTAGTACAGTTATTATGAATAAGCGTGCTAATGCCTGTCCTAAATGTCTTCCGTTTGTTGGAAAGATTCTCATAGATGATGTGTGGAGTGGAGGTAAGGCATCTGATGGTCCTTATCCACTTATGTCTTCTGCTATGGCAGCAGGGCTTTACCATCCTAACTGTAAAGACATACATACAACATACTTTCCTGAACTTGATGATGAGCCTGATAGCAAGTTTTCCAAGAAAGAGCTTGAGCAGGTCAAGGAAGATTACAAGCAGGACCAGAAGCAGCAGTATGCAGGCAGAATGGCGGAGCAGTTTGACAGGCTGTCTAAGTATTCCCTAGACCCGGATAACAAGAAAATGTATGCGGCAAGGAAGGAACAATGGGAGAATGTTGTTGCAAATGGACAGAAGAATGATAAAATAAAATTAAAAGATAGTATCACTAACACGAATACAAAAATAGAGTCTCTTAAGAAAGAATTTAGCGACATGACAGAAGGATATTCTTATGATGACTGGTTCAAAGAATTTGATTCTATCGAGGATGGCTTTGGAGATGTTTCTGAGGATGATTTGGTTGATAAACTAAAAGATTTAGACATTCGAATAAAGAAATTTGAAAAACAAAAGAATAAGCTGTTACTTCAGAAAGAAAAGAGAAAACAGTTAAATACTGGATATAGTGGTAAAGTTCCAGATAATGAACTTGATAAGTTTAATAAGAAAGCACTTGAACAGATTAAGACAGATACAGGGTATTCGGATGAAAAAGCAAAAGAACTTCAAGAGGCACTTAAAGAGTATTTTGGTGGTGATTATACATCAATTCTGAATGGAGAAACTGAAACAGCTAAAACAATTAGAGATGGAATTGACAGAATGCCAACATACGAAGGCAGTATAAGCAGAGGAATGATATTGAACAACTCAGATGTTAGAATGTTTAGCGATTTGAAAAAAGGTGATGAACTACCAAGAAGAGGTATAATAGAGAGCTGGACGAGTAACAAAGGTACTGCCATTGGATATGGCGGAATAAGCGATTACGAGAGAAGTTCTGTTATACTTGAATGCGAGAAAAATGAAACGGCTGTTGGTGTGCAGCATTTATCTTTATTTGGGACTGATGAATCAGAGGTTTTAAGTAGTTCAAAGTATGAAGTGGTTGAAGTGATAAAGGAAAGTAAATATGATTATTTATCAAAACATAGGGAGTATCTATATTTTCCAGAGGATTTAGAAGATTCTAGTGGGGTATTAAAGGAGAATGTTGTATGCGTAATCAAAGTGAAAGAGAAAGTATAATACAATATACGAATCATTTAATAGAACAAAACAATGATGAAATTAAGAGCCTAAAGTCACGGTTTGATAAAATAATCAGTAATGATGAGCAAAGGAAGATTTTAGAAAATATTGAGGAATTAAATCAGTCTAATCGTAGATTGGCATTGAGATTAGAAGAACCTATGCTTAGCATGATTATAGAATATAAAGAGTTGCTGCAAAAGGGAAGAGAAGCAACTACGCAGGAGCAGCGTAAGTATTATTCTGAATTATCACACAAGAAACATCAGGAAATGTTGATGGAAGAATTTGGTGGAGATAAGAACATAGGGAGATTTAATAGTATTTAATTTGTTGAGAGTGTAATTTTGAAGAAAAATAAAATTTGAAAAGAAATTGAAGGAGGCAGCAAGGTGATAAAGAAACTAAAAGATGCAAGAATAAAATTCGTGAATCATTTTAAATATTCTCCAGAGTTCCCTCCTGATTTATATTTTGACCAAGAAGAATATGCTGAATTATTGTTGAAATGCATAGAAGATGATTTTGATTATACAATTGAGAAATATGGAACAGTAGTGCCAAAGAAAATGCCAAGACCAGAAATAATATGGGATTAACAGCCACCAATCGAGAGATTGGTGGTATTTTTACACCCAATTTTAAGAAAGAGAGGATTTAAAAATGAAGGATTATATTGGAGTAAAAGTGGTGGCAGCAGAGCCAATGAGCAGGGGCGAATACAATGAATACAGAGGGTGGAAGATACCAAGTGACGAGAATCCAGAAGATGAAGGCTATCATATAAGATATTCTGATGGATATGAAAGTTGGTGTCCTAAGAAACAATTTAATGAAGCGTATAGAAAATGTGACAACATGACATTTGGAATTGCTATTGAGGCCATGAAAAAAGGTAATAAGGTAGCAAGAAGAGGTTGGAACGGAAAAGGAATGTTTGTTGTATATCAGAAAGCATATCCGAATGGAATCCCCTGCAATAAGCAAACAGCGGAAGCATGGGGGTTAAACGAAGGCGATTTGTTTATATGTAACCCATATTTTCAGATAAAAAATGTGGATGGTTCACATTCAATGTGGGTTCCAAGTATTAACGATTGTCTCGCTGAAGATTGGATTATAGTAGAATAGTCCAAAGTTGCACCAGTGCAACACAATTTAATATTAGTTATTAAGCACACATGGCAAATAAGCTGTGTGTGCCTATTTTTTTTATGCCCAAAACTTAATGGCACTAAACTTTAGGGAAATGGGAAATGCCGACGGGCGGTAAACGGAAGAAAGGAGATAGAGTGATGAGAAAGACATTACCTATGAATTTACAGTTCTTCGCAGAGGGCGGAGATGGTAACGGCGACCAGAACGCTGGAAGTAACAATAATGGACAGGCAGGACAGCAGAGTGGTCAGAATAATCAGCAGACAGCTGGTGTTGATTATGACAAGATACAGGCAATGCTGGATAATGCAACGGCCAAGAAAGAGAATGCTGTGCTTAAAAGCTATTTTCAGCAGCAGGGATTATCAGAAGATGAGATAAGTCAGGCTATTGCAACATTTAAGCAGAATAAGCAGCAGCAGACAGAACAGCAGCAGAACGCTAATGCTAATCTTCAGAATGAAGTGGCAGCTGCACAGAAGGTTGCTGAACAGGCTCAGATTGAGCTTGCAGCTACAAAGGTAGCAATGACACTTGGTATAGAAGCTAAGACACTTCCCTATGTGCTTAAGATGGCTGATTTCAGCAAGGTAAAGGGTGTGGATGGAAAGGTGTCTGAAGATAATATCAAAGCTTCACTTGAGCAGGTACTTAAAGATGTACCAGCACTTAAGCCAAGTATGGAGAACAATGCTGGCTTCCAGATTGGTGCTCCTGGTAACAATGGAAATGGCAATCCGGGTAATGATGATGCGATAAGAAAGTTATTCGGATTAAAGCCAAAGCAGTAAAGAAAGGAATAGGATTATATGAATAATATCGAATTATCTACAATATACCTTCCAATACTTGATGAGGTGTATAAGGAAGGTGCAAAGACCTCAGTATTAGATGGTGATGAAACAACAGTAAGAAAAGGCAATAACGGTGAAATCAAGATTGCGAAGCTTGATATGGATGCACTTGGTGATTTTGATAGAAAGTCAGGTTATACAAAGGGTTCAACTTCACTTACATGGGAAACAGTTAAGTACGATAAGGAACGTTCACAGGATTTAAGAATCGACCGTCTTGATAATGATGAAACACTTGCACAGCCATTTGCCAAGTTATCAAGCGAATTCTTAAGAACAAAGGTTATTCCGGAAACAGATGCCGCGCGTATTGCTAAAATCTGTGGAACTAAGGATATAACAGTAAAGGAAGAGAATATTGAAACAGGAGCTGAATTAATAACAGCGTTAAGAGCTTGTGCTAATAAGATGGATGAGGATGAAGTTCCTATGGAATCACGTATTTTATTCATCACACCTACATTAGCTTCTCTTGCGGACGATATGGATACAACTAAATCAAGAGAAGTACTTAAGAGATTTTCTCAGATCATATCAGTTCCACAGTCACGTATGTACACATCAATAACCCTTCATGATGGTAAGAATTCATATGGATATGAAAAGACTAAGGCAGCTTATACATTATCAAAGGATACATTACCACAGCCGGGTAAGACTTATTACACAAAAGAAAGTGAGGGCAATTATAAGGCTGTTAGTAGTCCAAGTGGAACACAGGTTGAAAATTACGAGATGACAACTAAGCCGGCTAAGAATGTTAACTTCTTATGTGTAGAGAAGTCTGCAGCTGTAACAGCTATGGATCAGTATATTAAGTACTTTAGTCCAGATCAGGACCAGGATGGCGATAGTCATGTATTCAAGTATCGTAATAATAATCTTTATGGCCATGTATATGAGAATAAGACCGCTGGGATATATGTATCACATAAGGATAATTAAGGAGGAATCATTATGGCAGATACAGTAATTGGATTGACCTTTGAACCAAAGGTTATTAGGTCAAAGAAAACAGGTAAGGCAAAGGAAGACAAGCCCAAGGAAGAGAAAGTAACAGCAGATGAACCAAAGGAAGATAGGACAGAATAGGCGGTGGTCTTATGGTATATGCAAGTAAAGAGCAGTACCTTAGTGAACATAGACTTATCCCGGATGAGCAGATAGTACGAAGATTAAAACAGGCGAGCCGACATATCGACTCGCTTACTTTTAATCGTATAGTCGCGAGAGGTTTTGAAGGTCTGACAGAGTTCCAGCAGGCAATAATCATAGATGTATGCTGTGATATGGCTGATTTTGAATATGAGAATGAGGACATGATTAATTGTGTCTTACAGAATTATACTCTAAATGGAGTATCTATGCAGTTTGGCAGCAGTTGGAATGTTCTTGTACAGAATGGAATTGCTGTAAAACGCGATACATACCAGATGCTTTGTCAGACAGGTTTGTGTTGTTTAAGTCTGGGGGTGTGAGTATGAAGTACCCGTGTTTAATACTAAAGAGCATGTGTAAGACAGAAATACACCTTGAGATAGAGCAGGAAGGCAGGAATGTCTATGGAGAGCCTCTTGAACCCATTATTTGGGATGGCTTATGTAACTATCAGGACAGCGGTAAGACAGAATTAACAGTAGAAAAGGTGCTTATAAAGCTTGAAGGATGTGCTTTGATACCAGGAGATATTGCACCGGATCTTCCTGTTATTACTAAAGGAGATATAACGGTGTTCGGTGTAACAAGGCATATATACAAGGGTACGAAGTGCCGTAATCCGGATGGTACGGTTAATTATGTAAGATTGGATGTGATGTAATGGCTAGAAATGTGAAATCTACAGTGAAGCTTAATATGCCTATGGTAAGGAAGGTTACGGCAGCAGCAAAAGTGTCAGTTGCACAAACAGCAGAAGCAATACATACAGATGTTGTTCAGAGTCAGGTTATACCGAGGGATACAGGAGCATTACAAAATGAAAGCACATTTGTTGATTTATCTGATATAGGTCAGGGAAAAGCATATCTTGTGTCTAGTACACCATACGCCAGAAGGCTGTATTATCATCCAGAGTATAATTTCCATCAGGCACCATGGACTGATGATAAGGGCAAGAAACATGAAGGAAATGCAAATGCTAAAGGCAGATGGCTTGATGACTACATGAAAGGCGGTAAAAAGCAGGATTTTGCACCTAAAGCATTTGGAAAGTTTTATAAAAAGAATGCGGGGTTATGATGTTAGGATGTTAGGAATAGGTGATGTAAGAGACCTTATAGCAGGTCTTGGAATAGCGGCTGATGACCATGTATATTGTGGAAAGCTTGATGATAAGAAAGATAAGAGCATAGGTGTATACCATCTTAACAGGGGAGATAATGTTCAGATGGCTGTTGGAGGTATACAGAACAGCTCTTATGCTGTCAAATCCATAAGTATACTGATTCATTGGAATAAAAGTGTCAGGGAGACTGAAAAAGTCTCACAGGAGCTTTACGACAAGCTCAGAGATATGAAACACGTAAACATTAATGACACAAATATTCTGTTTACAGAAATGCTAGTATCAGCACCGATTGAGGTTGATACAGATGATAAAGGAATATTTGAAATGGTCATAGAACTTAAATTTTGTTATGAAAGGTAGGTAGAAGTATGTCACAGAATACAAAGATAGCTGGGTATAACGCGGAAGCTACACCATTAACAGGGGTTAATCCGGTACATAAAATTCAGTTTGGAGTATGTATAACTGGAAGAAAAAACACAGATACACCGGAAACAGTAGAAACTAAGATTGTAAAAGATGCAGAGAGCTTAAGTATATCTGTAGATGGAACCATTGAGGAATGGAATCCAATGGATCAGGCTGGCTGGGTAAGAAGGCTCATGACAGGTAAGTCACTTGGTATGTCTTTCGGCGGTAAGCGTAACTATGGAGATGAAGGAAATGATTATGTAGCAAGTCGATTTATGAAGACAGGTCAGGATTGCAATACATGGGTGTCTATTATATTCCCTAATCTTGATCAGCTTCTTGTACCTGCAGTAATCGATGTAAAATCTCTTGGTGGAGATGCTACAAGTATTGATGCGCTTGAATGGGATGCAAATTCGGATGGAAAGCCAACATATATAGCATATGTAGCAGCTTAAAGAAAGAGAGGATTTGAATAATGGCAAAGACAGATTTTAAAGTAATAGATATATCTATGAAGATTACGAACCAGTTACCTATGATTCGTATTACAGAGGATTTGGTTGTTACTGTTAATAACAGAAAGAGCACAATTCTCAACATACAGGCTATGGCACAGGAAGCAGAGAGCAAGGAAAACAAGGATGATATGGCATTTATGATTAAAGGCCTTGAAATGCTTGTTGGAAAGGATGCTTCAGATAAGATTGAGGCATTAGACCTTCCTATTCCTGAATATAAGGAAATGTATAATACAATCATGCAGGTTGCTATGGGAACATACGGCGAGGAGCAGACACCCTCAGCATGAGACATATTATGATATATGGGATGATTGGGAGCTGATAGAAGCCAGCTTCCTGTCCCAATATGGCATACGGTTGCGTACCGAAGACGAGATGTCATGGTCAGAGTTCTGTTCGTTGCTTAGTGGAATAATGCCTGAAACACCCCTTGGAAGAATTGTGGGAATCAGAGCAGAAAAGGATCCTAAGGTTATAAAGGAGTTCACTAAGGAACAGAAGAAAATCCGTAATGACTGGATATTAAGAAGAAATAGAAAATTAATGGAAGATCATGCAAATTACAATAAGTATTGGAGTGACTTCCAAAATTGGGCTAAGACCGCTTTCTCTAAGTAGAAAGTGGTCTTTTTAAATGCCGGAAAGGAGGGAGTATGTCGGATGTAGTAGGACAGATAGCTCTTGAACTTGGCATAGACAGTTCACAGATAGTTAATCAGCTTACAGGTGCTTCCAATAAGGCAGCAAAGCAGGCAACATCCATCTTTTCTGGTATGGGAAAGAAGATAGCCGGAGCTTTAAGCATTGCAGCATTTGCTAAATTTACAAAAGACTGCATAGAAGTCGGTTCAAATGTAACAGAGGTACAGAATGTCGTAGATACAGCATTTGGAGATTTGAGCCGTCAAGCGGATTTGTGGGCTTCCAATGCCATGACTAACTTCGGTCTATCTGAATTATCTGCTAAGAAGTACATGGGTGTATTTGGTCAGATGAGTAATGCTATGGGTATTACAGGACAGGCTGCACTTGATATGGCAGAAGATGTTACCGGATTAACAGGTGATGTTGCATCATTTTACAATTTGAGTACAGATGAAGCATATACAAAGCTGAAATCCATCTGGACAGGTGAAACAGAGACACTTAAGGACTTAGGTGTTGTAATGACTCAGACGAACTTAGACCAGTATGCACTTAATAATGGCTTCGGTAAGACTACAGCAAAGATGACAGAGCAGGAAAAAGTAATGCTCCGTTATCAGTATGTTACTAGCGCACTGTCCAATGCCACAGGTGACTTTGTTAAGACACAGGATTCCTGGGCGAATCAGACAAGAATACTTACATTAAGGTTTCAGCAGTTAAAGGCTAGTCTTGGTAAAGGCTTCATAGCATTGTTTACACCTATTCTGCGTGGCTTTAACAACTTGCTGGCAGGATTACAGAAGGTTGCGGATGGCTTTTCCAGCTTTGTGCAAATGCTCACAGGAGCAGATGTATCAACCTCTATGGGTTCGATAAGTTCGGATATAGCTGGTATAGGAGATGATGCATCTAGCGCAGCGGATAATGTAGGTGATATAGGAAGTGCAGCCAAGAAGACTGCTAAAGACATAGAAAAGTCGCTTGCAGGCTTTGACCAGATAAATAAGCTGACAGAGCCAACAGATGATAGTTCTGATTCAAGCGGTAGTACAGGTGGAACATCTTCAGGAATCGGAAGTGTTGACCTTGTACCAGATGTGAGTGGAAGTACATCTAATGCAACATCTGCAATTAGTGATTTTGTAAATAAGGCAAAGAAAGAATTAGATAAACTCCGCAAATGGAGTGTATCGACATTTTCTCCATCTATGTCAAAAATATGGGATGGACTTACAAAAAATACAGATACAGCCAAGAAAAACCTAACAAGTGCGTTTAACGATATAAAAGCATTAGGACCGCCGTTGTTAAATTATTTTAATGGTCAATTTACAAATTATCTTGTAACATGGGTCGACACTAATGGCAGTATATTAAATGGATTATTTGATAGCTTTAATACAGTCTTTTCGGATGTATGGAATAAAGCAACATATCCTATAATTGCAAATTTTGTTTCTGTTGGATTACCAATGCTGACGGATTTTGCATCCCAGACGTTATCTTTAAATGGAACAATATTTGATACATTTAAAGCATCTTGGAATTCTTTATGGAGCGAAGGTGTAAGTCCAGCCATTGAATCTATATCAAATGTATGGATTGGCTTGGTTAATACAATGGCAGGGGCATGGAACGAATGGGGAGAGCCGATATTTACTGGGATAAAAGCGGCTGTTAAGACTACCGGAGATGTATTCTTAGACATTTGGAATAATATGCTTCAGCCAGTCTGGGAGAATGCTTTAGATGTAATTGATAGAGTATGGAGTGAACATTTACAGCCATTACTTGCTAATTTTCTTGATTTTGTCGGTGAAGTGGTTACATGTGCTACGACAATATATAACAACTTTATTGCACCTGTAGTTGGATTTTTATCTGAACTATTAGGACCAATATTTATAGCAATATTTGATTCTATAGGAAATAAGGTTGGAGTTGTCGTTGAAACCATAGCTGATTTAATGAACGATACAATTACTGTATTTAAAGGAGTTATACAGTTCATTAAGAGTGTTTTTTCTGGCGATTGGGAAGGTGCTTGGAATGGTATAGTTACGGCTTTTGATGGCATATTTAGCGGAATTGCTGATATTGCAAAAGGTCCTATTAATATGGTGATTGGCTTAATTAATGGATTACTTTCAGGAATGCAGAGAGGAATTAATGCTGTTGTAAAAGGTGTAAATAAATTAAGCTTTAAAGTACCAAACTGGGTACCGGGTATAGGTGGCGAAGATTTTGGATTCCATTTACCGGAAGCCGACTTCTCCAAGATTCCATACCTTGCACAAGGTGGATATGTTAAGCCTAATACCCCACAGCTTGCCATGATTGGCGATAACAGGCATCAGGGCGAAGTTGTAGCACCAGAAGGTAAGCTTCTTGATATGGCACAGAAGGCAGCAGCTATGGCATCTAGTGCGGAGTTATTGGCAGAGGCTATAAGTATTCTTAAGCAGATACTTAAGATACTTGAAACACGGGACCTTGATATACAGCTTGATGGAAAGAGTCTTAAGAAATATGTGGTTGATAAGATTAACGAGCATACAAAGCAAACAGGAAAATGTGAGATTATAACTTAACAAGGATGTGATGAATTGATACTGAGATGTGACGGACAGGAACTGCCGGCTCCTGTGTCCATCAAGGTGGATGATGAGATTATATGGTCTTCTTCTACAGGACGAGCACTTGACGGAACAATGTTGGGTGATGTTGTCGCTGAAAAGAAGACCTTATCTATTAATTGGGGAATATTGAAGGAAGATGAGATGGCACTTATTAAGAACAAACTCATCGCCGGATTCTTCCCGATAACATTCCATGATGATGGACAGGATATAACAATAACAAGCTATAGAGGTACATTAAGTAAAGAGGTGCTGGGTGATATAGGGGACGGTAACTATTATTACAGAAGTGCCAGTGTATCTATAATACAGCAGTAAGGAGCAGAACATGAAAAAGACAATGACTATTAAACAGATTGATAATAGTGCAACAATGCTTAAGAATTTACAGGGATTAAGAAAGCATTGGCCTGTAAAGGTAAACTATGCGATCGCAAAGAATCTTAAGACATTGTTAGGAGAAGTAGATATTTTTGTAGCACAGCGAACAGAAGTAATACAGAATAATGTGCTTAAAGATGAAAATGGGAATGCTGTCATGAATGGAGATTCTTACCAGTTCCCAGAAGGTAAAGAGCAGGAAGTTGTAAAAGAAATTGATGAGATGTACAACATGGAAACGGATGTTGATGTACATATGATTAAGATGGAAGACATATCTGTATGTGATTCTGACAGCAGATACGATGGAACAACATTAGAGGATATTGCAGCCATTGAATTTATGATCGAGGATTAAGCCTATGTATAATAATGTATCAGAGCAATTTGCGACAACGATTAGATCACCATCGCGAACATTTAACTTACGATTAAAGATAAATGGTAAGTGGATTGACGCTGGCTTTAAAAAGATGAGCTATGAGACCGCTTCCACATCTGATGAGGGTATACAGATAGGTTCGGCTGTTGCAGCTAAGATAGAACTGACAGTAAAAAGAATAAATGAGTTGTTTGAAAACACAGAGATACCTATAGAGATAGGATTGAAACTGCCAAGCGGAAAGTATGAGTATATTCCACTTGGCTTTTTTACTGCAGAACATCCAACGCTTGACCAGGCAACCACAACATTTACGGCTTACGACAGAATGATGAAGACCACAGGTGTATATGTATCTGAATTGACATATCCTGCAAGTGCAGAATCTGTTTTAAAAGAGATAAGTACTGGATGTGGCGTTCCCTGTAATGTATCTGGCTTGAATGGAATAACTATTGATACTGCACCGGTAGGATATACCTATCGTGAGGTTATCGGATATATCGCTTCTTTAGCTGGAGGTTTTGCTTGCGTAGACAGAACTGGAACAATTGTTATTAAGTGGTATGAGGATAATGGCTATACGATAAATGAATCACGAATAATGACATTTGAAAAGAATGAGAGTGATTACCATTTAGATTATCTTACATGTAATGTTGACAGTAATACTTCTTTTACAGTAGGAAGTGGAACTTTGGGAATAACATTTGATAATCCACTTACAACAGAAGAAAAGCTTAACTCTGTATACAAGAAAGTAAGAGGATTTGCGTATAGAGGCGCAAGCTTAAAGACGCTAGGAGATATTCGACTGGATCCATGGGATATTGTAACTGTTGAAGAATTAGGTAAGACTTATAAGGTTCCGGTTATGAATATAACTCAGGAATATGATGGAGGTCTTGCCATGACTATTACAGCTTATGGCAAAACAGAAACTGAAACAGAGACAGATTATAAAGGACCATCTACTAAGCTTGCAGAACGAACATATGCGGAAATGATGCTTACTAAGGAACTGGTTTCTAAAAAGGTAGATGCAGAATGGGTTAAGGCTAATACGGTAACTGCAGAGACTATTGTGTCTGTAAACAATGAGCTGCAGTATATTAAGAACAATTACCTTAAATCTAATGAGGCAGACATAAAGTTTGCAACAATAGAAGAGGAAAAGGTAATAAAATCTGGCATAGAGCAGCTTAATGTTAAATATGAGAAAGTAGGCATATTAGATGGTGATGTTGCTGGTATTAAAACATTAATGTTTGGCTCTTCCACTGGCGAAAGCATTACTACAGATTTTGCAAATAGTGTTGTGAGCATGATAGGTACAGCACAGATTAAGGATTCTATGATAGATTCCTTAGATGCAAAGAAAATAAAGGCTCTGGATGTTGACACAACAGATGTAAAGGTACACAGCAAAGACGGCAAATCACAGTGGAGAGATAATACCATTCAGATTAGTGATAGCACAAGGCTTCGCGTTCAGATCGGAAAAGATGCATCAGGTGACTATAACATGTATGTGTGGGATTCAAAAGGCAGCTTGATGTTTGACGCGCTAGGTCTTACAGAACAAGGTGTACAGCGTAAAATTATCCGAAATGACATGGTAAAAGAAGATGCAAATATATCTGCTGGAAAACTGGATATAGGAAGCTTGTTTGAGGTTATAAACAAGGATGGAAGCCATACGCTTAAGAGCAACAAGATATATTTGGATGATGCCTCCCAGACACTTAATGTTCTTCTGCAGGATATAAAAACCAGCTCTGGAAAGGATTATTCCGAATGGGGCAGTTTATTAAAGCAGTCCGACGATTTTATAACGCAAAAGTTATGGTGGACTGAGAACATAGACGGAACTAGTGTTAAGGAGAAGTTTTCCAATGTAAACCAGACGCTGCAGGAATATAGTGTAAGTTTATCTAATATGGCCAAGTATGACGATGAAATATACCTGATATCTTATGTGCCAACGAAGGATAATTATCCGGCTTGGGATTGGTGTGTTCCTGTTTATCCATCAGATACCCAGTTTCCAAGGGAAGAAACATGGCAGTACAACGATACTGAGTGGGATAAGTATATTGGAAAGATTGCTTACTGGGAAAACGAAGGAAGAGCATGGCGGTTTATTCGTAATGAGGATGGAAGCCATGGCTGGAAAGAGATTCCAAATTCGGAAACAGCTTATATGTTAAGACAAAATTCTGCATTAAGAATCAATCTTGATAGCATAAGTAGCAGTTTGTCATTAACTCAGCAGGATTTAAAGGGCAATTATAGCACAACAACGCAGATGAATAACGCTATAACACAAGCAATAACTAAGGAAAGTAATAGTATTAAGCTAGAAGTATCTGGCACCTATGCAACTAAAAATGATATTAATAATCTACAAATTGGTGGAGTCAATAGATTCATAAAAAGCACTGTAACTCCTAATAAGTATATAACAGCCACTGGCATAATAACAGATGGCGGTAACTATTGGGATTTGACGGACTACATAGATGTGTCTAAGTGGAAAAACTATGTAGCGAGTGGATGGACCAATCTGGGTAATGCACCGGCTACTTGTTTTTATGACAGCAATAAAAAGTTTATCAGCGGAGTAGCAGATAAATCTACTGGAGTAAGAGGTTCTCTGCCAGTTCCTTCTAATGCTGTATATATGCGTTTTAGCTTTGCACATGTAGATACAAACAAGCTAAAAATAGAAAAGGGTACAAAAGCTACAGATTATTCTCCAGCACCAGAAGATATTGATGTTAAGTTTAACAATTATGCTACAACAGCAAGCCTTGAAGCATACATTAAGAAAGACCCAATGACAGGAGAGCTTAAATCTGCAATTGAAGCTATTGCAGACGATATTACGCTAAATGCAAAAGGTGGACTAAGCATTTCTGGTGGAAGCTCTTTAAATATTACATCTACAGGAAAGTTTGAGCTAGTGAGTAACGTAGAAACCTATTTACCACCCACCTATAACGAGATGAACGTCATTAGAAAAGCCGTGCTAAATGAAACTACTGATATGTTAAATAAAGAACTGTACGATTTTAACTCCGATGGTGTTATTGACATATTTGATATGGTACAAGCAAAAAGATATATGCTCGGATATGACACGAAAGGAACTTTTGAAAAGTGGAAATATGCAAAAAAATCAAAAGTTACATTCGAAATAAAACCACAAAATGCTCAAAAATGCATTTTGCTATCAGGTACAGATATGTGGGGAACTCTAAGAGAGACTTATATAGGTATTGATACTGTCAAAACAGTAGGAATTAACGCATTACAAGCTTTGTTAAAAAATTTAACGGTAGTGGAAGATGAAAGTTCGTTCAGTTCAAAAAGTAATTATGCTGCCAATATAAGTTCACTCCATGTAGGAAATTTTCATACGGATTATATTGAGACTAGTTCAATTAAAGTTACAAATGTTATGGAAATGAGTTCAGAAGGAACAACTATAAAAATCCAAAATCCAAGTGATATAAGTTTAACTCATTATGGAAGAACAAAACATCCTGCAATGTATACTAGCAATCCTATAACATTTGATTGGAATGGAAACCAGCTAAATATACTTGTGGATAATACAGTAGTTGCTACATGGGACTGGGGTTCAGGCACATGGTTAAATTAGATAATTATTTTAAAAGCATGAGAATTAACCCATGCTTTTGTTTTTTAGGAGGTAAATT